GAAAACTGAGGTATTTCTCCGTCATCAGTTTGTTTTTTTATTTGTTGTCTTTGGCTGACTGAGAGTTGTCTTGTTTCTGTTTCTTCTGTGGTTTTTTCTTCACCCTTTGCTCGTTCAATTCTGTTTCCAACTTCAACGCTTGGGTTACGACTTTTAGACTTGATTTCTGCATAATCACCTTTTTTAAATTTATCTATAAACTTTTTTGCACCATCTGACAAGGTATACAAAGGAGCTGCTTGTTTTACAGTGTCTGCATACAGTTCGTGTTCGTAATACCATAGTGCTGCTTGTGCATCATCTGGTGTTAAATTTGTTTCTTTTGCTAGTGCTGCTGCAAATTCATCACCTCTTTTTTCGTGCTTTTTGAGCATAGCACCTTTTAATCCATCTCTAGATGAAGGTGTCTTGTCTGTTAATTGTCCAAACTGTCTATAAAAACTACGAGAAAACCAAACATCTTTTGTAACACCTTGTGCCTCTTCTGGCTTTATACCTTTTACATCAAGATAAAATCTACCTACTTTAGGGCCAAATATAAATGTGCCTAGAACATTAGTTTCTAATCCTTTACCTGTTCCTAAAGAAGGTTTAGATGTAGGTAAATAATTGTCTTTAATTACATTTCCATATTCTGCTTTACCAGAGTCTCTTTGAACTTGTGCAAGCTGTCTAATTGTTTTTTCACTTTTAACAAAATCAATAGTGCCTCTTACACCAAACTTATCTAGCATGTATTGTAAAAGGGTAAGCTGTTTTGATACAGTCGGCATGCTCCAAAATTTATTTGTAGATGGATTTTTTACTGGTATAACTCCATGTCTTTTATAATAATCAAATATTCTTGCAGCTATTTCTACATTCTCTCTTGGATTTCTATTTACTGATGTAATGGCAGTTAACACAGCAAATAAATCTTTGTCATGTGCTTCTGTTTTTAAAGATGGAAATACCTCTTCTAATGAATTTAAAGTGTCTACTGCATCTTTTGAATACCAACCTATGCCGTTTAATACTCTGTCTTTTTGAAACTCTACTTCTTTTGCAGTTTCTTTTACAGCTTTCTTAAAAGCCTTGTCATCCATTGGGTCTGACATTTGTTGTTTATTATCAAAGAATTTTCCTAGCTCACTAACTTTTTTAAATTTTTCTTTAGGTGGTTTTTTTCTAATAGGAACAGTTGATAAAGCTAACTCTAATCCCGGTGCTCTCTCTACTGCTCTTGCATAAGCCTTACCTATTCTTGTTAGTTCTGCTGTGCCATATTCTTGACTTACATTTCTACCAGATGCATCACCTATTCTCGCTGTTGCACCAGTAACATCATCTCTAACAATTATATATTCTTTATCGCTAAGTAATTGTTGTTCGTTATTTGCTAATAATACAACATCCTCTGCTTCACCTTTTTGCTCTGGTCTTCTTCTTGCGACCTGCATTTTAAGAAGTCTGTTACCTGTTATACCTCTGTTATAAATTGTTTTAATTATCTCTTCCCCGTAGTTCGGGTCAATATTAGGTATAATAGATTTGATATCACCCTTGTCTGTTTTAACAGTTGTAAGTGATAATTCTTTTTTATCTTCTCTTGCTAGTGCTTCTTTTCGTAATTGCTCTACACCCTCTTTAGGTTTAGCTCTTTTACCTATCTCACCTGTTCTAGCTTTTTCAAACAGTTCGTTAACATTATTAATTTTGTTTTTTCTAAATACATTACCTGCACGCTTGACTAATTCAAACAAGCGATTAAATGCTCTTATGACTGGATTAGGTGCTGCAAGGTTTTTCTTTTTAGCTTTCAATGCAGTGTATGCTCCAAAGGCATAGGCTTGCATCTCTCTGTTAGAAAGATTGTTTTCTCCATGTCGCTCTTGCAATCTCTGCATAACATCTTTGCCGAGACCACGCTGTACAGACGGAGCGATTTCAGATACTTTACCACCCGGCAAGAAAGTGTCTAGTGCCGTTTGTTCTTCTTCTAAGAATAAACCACTCTGATAACCACGATTTATCTGTCTCTGCAACGCATGAAAATTTTCATGTGCAGTAGTTTCTACGGCTTTTGATTGGTCTATTAATGAGATTGCTGCTAGGTCACTTGTTCTGTCATACCAACCATCGACTACGGAAAACTCGTTTCCGCCAGATGCTTTGACATTTGACAGATTGCCTTTTGGTAAGGCTATATTTTTTTGAAAGTAAACTTGTTGTACATGTGGTGCAATAGTGTTTCCAACGTCCTCTAATTCATTAATTAGATTACCTACAGTTGGGTTTTCTTTAACTATAGCTTCTTTAGTAAAGTATGTTTGTTCTGTTAATTTGTTTTTTTGGTCTTCTTGTTTTTGCTGCTCTGCTGTGGCTTCTGCTTCGGTATTAAATGTTCCAATTGTACCTATACTCGATACATTTCCTGCTGTATCTAAGTCCTGTCTTTTTAATGCAAACTTTTCTCCCTGCTTTTCTACTACAAAGTTTTTGGGTTTGGCTTGCTCTGTTTTTACCTGTTCTTCAGTTGCTGTATCAATTTGTTCTGGCGTTACTTTAGTGTCTTGTATTACACCTTTTTCTACTTTTGGTGCCTCTACAGGTTTTTCTACAGTGGGTCTTGGTTGAACAGCTCTGGCTGTTTCACCTGCTACAGTAGTAGCACCACCAAATAAACCACCAACAAACGCACCACCTGCTGCTGCTTCTGTGTATTCTCTTATAGCATCTTCATTGTCAATCGGTAAACCTGCTTGAAATCTTTCAATAGCTTGTTGACCAACCTCTGTAATTGCTTCAGTCGCTCCACTTAATGCAGTGCCTTTTGCAACTCTACCTAATGTTGCAGAGTCTAAAACTTGTGAAAATCTTGTTCTTGATAATGGGCCAAACAACCTTCCTAAAACAGGATATAATGCAGATTCTAAAACAGCTTGTGGTAATGCAGCAGCAAACGCTGTTGCCTCATTTACCTCATCTAAATTACCTGCTTGTACTTGTTCTTGTTGTCTACCTAAATTAAATTGCACTGTGGTAGGTAAAAATGATGCTGTAGCACCTGTCATGGTAGCAGCAGTTTTACCTATCGCTTGCCCTAATAACGCTCTTCCTGCAAGTCCACCAACTCCACCAAATAAAGTGTATGGTAATGACATACCTGCTTGATATAATCCAAACTTAACAAATGTATCTATACCTGCATCTGGGCCTTTTGTTGCTTGCTCAAAACTTATGTAAGGTGTTCTAGCTAATATATCAGCATCTTGTTGAGCAGCTTGTTCGTAAAGTTGTGAAGCTCTTTCCTCATCACCCATAAGACCTGCAATACCACCACGAAGGTAAGTAATACCGGGCCCCCAAGTTCTTTGCCAGTTAGATTTTAAACCAGATGTAAAAGCCTCACCAAAGCCAACATCGCTTGGGTCAGTTGCAGTGCCAATAGGTCTTTTACCTGCAATTGTAGGTGACTCTACAGGAGACTCAAGAGAAGGGTCTCTTGTTAAAGATTCTACAAATTGTTCTGGGTCTAAATCACCTGTATAAGAATCTAATAATTGCTCTATTAATTCATCATCTGGTACTAAGGCAAGATTTGGGTTCTCAAGCCTTATTTGTTCAAGAACTGTCATTGAGACTCCTATTGGTTAAATAATATGTCAAGCGAATCTAGAGCCCAACCCCCTAAGTCAAATCCTCCATCATCATCTACTTTTAAATCTTTGTTTACTAACTCTTGGGTATTGTTATATAAATTTATAAGAGCTTGTATTTGTTGTTCTTGCACTTCGGGGTCTAAGAGTACAAAATTTTCATTAGATTTAGTTAATATTTCTATTGCCTGTTCTCTTCCAATAGTTTGTCTTAAAGGTAATCCTGTTCTACTATCTGTTACCGGAGTAAATACACCATTTTTAATTGTGCCAATTACACCATTTTGTACTAAAGTTTTTCCTGTGCCAGATGTTTGTCTGCCCTCTCCTCTATAGTATGCAGCTTGTGCCTTTTTTAAATCTCTTTCAACTTCTCTATCTGCCTTCTCTGCCTCTTTACCTCTTTGTTCTTGTAAAGTTGCAATACCTGCTTGACCTGCTTCTCCTAATGCTTGTAAGAAATAAGGACTCTTAGATGCCATCATAGCAAAACCTGCTGATGCAAGTGGCAGTGCCCACTCTGGAATTTCTTTTTTACCTTCGTTACCTGTTAATTTAGCAATATCATCAGAAGTGCCTTCTGCTTCTTCTTTAGATATTTTAGGAATAATACCACTACCAACAGGGCCAGCTAAAGAGCCTACACCTTTGTCATCTTTTTTCTTAGGAGCTACTTGCTCTGGTTTAGTATCTACAGCACCAATAGGTGGTTGAGCGTCTTTAGGTTTTGGCATACCTTTTTGTGTATCTTCTTCATCTTTTTTCTTTTGCTCCTCTGTTACCTTTGGTAAATCCTTTTTCTCATCTGGTGCTTTTTCTTCATCTGGTTGTTTCTGTCCTAAAAATTCTGCTATTGCATCAGCTATTGCTAAACCTTGAGACACTGCAATATCTAAATCTTTTTGGTCTACAACACCATCATCGTTTAAATCAAAAGGTCTTAAATAAAATGGTAACTCTGGTTTGTCTTGTTTAGGCTCAACAGCTTTAGGTTGTGTATCTACAGCACCCATCGGAGGTTGTGCATCCGGAAGTGATGTTATACCAGTCCCTTGTGAAGGTGGTATTATTCCGCTACCGGCAGGGCCGGGCGGTGTTTGTCCTGTTATTTTAGGTTCTGGTTGCATTACTGGGTCTGGTTTTGTATCTACAGCACCGAAAGGTGGTTCTGCTTGTGTGCTACCTTCAAATGTTTGCGTTGGTAAAGGAGCTTCTGTCATACCACTACCCGCAGGGCCTACAGTTTGACCAGTTAATATTTTTTTTGCAAGTTCTTGACCTTCCTCAGTATTTGCAACTTTGTCTGCTTCTTCTAAAACTTCTGGGTCATCCTCTGATTTGCCTAAAAGTTTAGCAGTTACTACTACTATTGCTCTATATATTTCTGCAAAACTATAAGGCTCTCCGCCATCTTGATAGCCAAGTGCCATAGGTAAAAAGCCAGATGTTACTTTCATATTACTTTGTGGTATACCCGCTCTAACTTGCCCTCCGTTAGCGTAACCCTGTGGGTTAGTTTGCATAAAAAAGTTTAAGTGTTTAGTTTGCGGTAAAGTAGTTTTAAAATTTCTAGTGTCTGCGTATAGTCCTATTGATTTTTTCATTATCCAAATGCTCCAAATAATCCTGCACCCGCAGCTCCTAAACCTGCTAGTTGTTGAGCCATACTAGGGCCGGGTTGTTGTGAATAAGCTGTCATCATTTGTGCAGCAGGAACACCAGATAATAAATTACCTAATGTAGCAGCTTGCGTGAATGGGAACTGCTGTTGTCGTAAGAAGTCTTGATATGCAATATCCATACCTCTTTGCAATTGTTGTTGACCTTGAGCACCCGCTTGTCTTAATCCTTGTATACCTTGCTGACCAAGTTGCATACCTTGACCTGCAATAGTACCAAATGCACCTGCTCCAGAAAGTTGTTGTGCTTTTTGTGCCTGTGCCGCTCTTAGAGCTTGGTCGTAATTTTGTTGTGCTAACTGTGTTGCAGTTCTAGCTTGTTGCTGTTGCAAGTTTCTCTCTTGCTCTGCTCTCTGCACACCAAATCTACCACCACCAAATGCACCAGAACGCACGGCAGCATCAGATAATCTTTGTCCTGCAATATCAGATTGTCTTCTCATTTCATCTAACACATTACGGGTAACAGACTGTGTAAATGGATTTTGATATTGCTCTATGTCTTGCTGTGTTATTGGAGAAACAGCCATAGATGTTAAACCTCTTGCTTGTGCTAAATCTGGCTCAAAGGCTTGTTGTTGTTGCACTGCTCGCTGCCTAGCTAATTGTTGTTCAAACGTAAGTGGTGCTAATCTTTGTCCGCCATAAGGCACATAGCCTACACTAGGGTCTGTAACCGCTCTTGCTTGTTGCGTTAACTGTTTGTACGCATCTTCAAGAAAAGCAGGTAGTTCTCTTTTTTCTGTTGTTGTATATATTGGTGCTCCAAAACACATATTACTTGTACCTCCAAATGTTACCCATATCTTTAAATCCTAATCTTTTGTATAATGCAGGTGTATCGTTACCAGAGCTAATAGGTAATTGTATTGTTAACTCTCTAGTTTTTGCATACTCCTTTAATTTTTTTAACAATGCTCTCGCTGTCTTAAAGTTTCTATATTTTGGTAAAATATAAAACCATGTTTCAGCTAAAAACTTTTCATCGCTAAACCACCACTCTGATTCAAATGCTGCTATACTACCAATAACCATACCATCTTGATATGCATTGCATATAAAGCCATCATCAAAGTGTTTTTGTATTGCTATTGCAACACGAGTAATGTCAGCCTCCGGATAAATATCCGCAAACTCTTCTCTAAACACTAATAAAAGTTTTAGTGTGTCTTTTAAATCTTCGTACTTTGGTTTTTTAACTTGGAACATTCTGTTCAGCTTGGTTCATAAACTGATAAAGTTTTTTAGCTCCTGCTGCTCTATTGCCGTTTCCTATTCCTCGTACTGCTCTTGCCGTTAAAACAAACTCACCATCAGATAACATAGCAGGTATATCATCAGATTTCTCTGTTCCCGGCCCTAAACTCATGCCGCCCTGTCTTAAATCCATAACGCCACCCTCTGCAACTTTAGGAACTAATTCAGACTCTACTTGCATATCCTCAAAGCCTTGATAATTTTCTGGTGCTTTTGCTGTTTGTTTTAATATTAATTCTTGTAATTCTTCATCAGTTCTATCTGGATACATGTCTCGCATACGCTTCATCATTTCTTGCTGCTCTGCAAAAGCTATTGCAGGTGCACTTGCTGCTGCTGCTGCTGCGGCAGGCACTGCAAATTTACCCAAACCAGATAATGCTTTACTACCACCTAAAAATTTACCACCAAGTCCTGCTGTTAATCCTGTTAACAAAGCAGAGCCGGGTTTTTGACCTTGTAACAATGCTCCAATACCACCACCCAAAGCAGGTGCTAAAAAAGAAGAACCGGGCACAAGTATACTTGCTATGCCGGCTCCTGCTATAGGTGCTGCTACTTTTGCTATTTTTTTAAGTGACTTAAATAATCCCACTATTTTCTCCTCTTATTTGCTCTTCTTATTGCTTCTTTGCCTTTTTTAAAAATATTTACTACTTGTGTTTTTCCCATAACCTTTGCTCTTTGTTCTCCTACAGTAAGTATCTGTATTTTTCTTGCAAAAGGTTTATTAACTTTTTTTACTCTTGCAACAGTCTTTCTTGCATCAGCAGGAGTTGCAAATTTTATACCAACAGTATCACGAGGGTTTTCGTCAGTGTATAATCTTCTGCCACTGCCTTTTGGTTTTTTACCTGTGCCTACTCTTGGGTCTGCCATTAAGTCATCTCCAGTATTGATGCTACTAAGTGTATATCGCTACCTGTTGTTGTTGCCTTTAGTATTTCTGATGATTTTAAAATAATAGGATTAGCTCCTACGATAGAGTCATCTGCTGTATCATTCTTCATTGTTCCTGTTGCTAACAATTCTTGTGAACTAGCTTTTTGTATAACTCTATTTATTTCTAATATAAATTCTACATTAGAAGAATCTGTAACACTAAGTGTTACATCGTGGTCTGCATTCTCATCTGTGTTTGTTATGCGAATAGATTTTACTATTGATGTGCCAGATGATGGTGCTGTGTAAATTGTAGTCCTACCTCGTAATTTTACTTTTGCGTTTGTATATGTATTTGTAGACATTAGTTACTCAGAAAAAAATTAAATCTCTCCATAACAACTTTATTTTCTTCAGCAGTGTAACTTGTATTAAGTGTTAAAACAATTGTTTCTATTGCTCTTATTGTCTCGTTTTGTTGCTGAACATTATATTCTTGAGAGGGTGAAGGCAATCTTACATTAGTTATTTTACTCATTATCTTTTCCCGTCTGGTTGTACTTCAAATCTTAGAGTTCCTAATCTCCAATCTTCTCCTGTAGCATCATTGTTTATATTATTAAACCCGTTGCTTTCAAGTCTTACTGCAATTTGTCTTCCTCGTGTTCTTGTGTTAATTTTAGAACTTGTGGTATTATATCTAAAAGGCCCTTTAGATGTTTGTGTATCTGTAGGGAAATATCTAGATTTCAGTGTAATGTTTACATTACCAACTTGATTTTTAAAATCTGGTATTAGTTTGTTAACAAACATTATATCATCACCATCACCTATATCAAAGTCACCACTTTCGATAAATGATGTTAGCGTTGAGCCATCATCATCTTTGCCAGACTCATGTATAAATAACGTAGAGTTAGTGCCATCGTATTTAGTTGCATATGGTAAAGGATAAGTACCAGAGTCAATCCATGTGCTTCTATCTAAACTACCTGTATACCAAAGATTTTCTTGATAATTCCATATAACATATTTGTCTACTTGGTTAGATGCAGTTGAGCAATAAAACCACCATACTTCACCATAAGCAGAATTACTTCCTGCCCACACTTGTTCGTATTGTGTAGTATCTATCTCATCAAATACAAAATCCTCAACAGTACATGGTAATTTTCTTACAGTTCCGTCAAAGACAAAGAAAGCATCGCTACCCATCCAGTACGCTACGCCATTAACATCTATTGCTGCATGTGGACTTATAGCACCACAATTAGAACCAAGTTGTTGAAAACCAAATACAAATGGAGCTCCAATAAATGACATACCATGAGCAGAGGTATCTGTTAATATTAGTATCTGACCTCTTGTTCTAAGTGCAGTAACAATCTCACTACCACCAACAATTCTTTGTGAACCAGAACTGTTTGTTGCAGTTGGTGTCCAATCTGTTTCATCATCTTGGGATGACCAACGAATAAACATTGGGTCTTGTGATGATGTTTGGCCTATTGTCTCCTCTGTTCCAAAACATATGACATGTCTATCTGGATTTGAAACAATCATAAATTTAGATTTAGTAGGTGCATTGCTAACTTGTGCAGCAGTATTAGTTGCTGTTAAAACACCACCAGATGTATTCCAAATAAATAATTTATTATCAATATCTAATGCAAGTATGTCTTCACCCCAGTTATCTACTGCCCAGTTTCTTAAAGCTATAATTACTGAGCTTGATGTGTTGGGGGAATCCCAAGTTTGTCCTGAGTTCCAAGTTCCTGTTCCCCATCCATATCCAGATAAAGCTCTGTCCCTACCTGCTTGAATTTCATATTGTACTGTGCAATTACCCGTAGTTGATACAGCAGAAGAGGCGTTAGTGCCAACATCAATAGTATAAGTATTAAGGGTAGGTACCGATTGAATTTCATATTCTCCGTTTACAGTTGAAGCCGCAACTCCCCCAATAGTTGCACTTGTTGCTGATATAGTTACATAGTCCCCTTCACTTGCACCATGACTACTATGAGTCACTGTGAAAATAGAAGAACCATTTGTAGTTGTAAAACATGATGTAATATCAGCATCTAATCTTGTAGGTGTTGCATCAAAAAAAACACCTTCGTTATAAATATATAATTTTTTGTTTGTTCCTAAAGCATCGTAGGCTGTGCCATCCAAAGAATTCCAAGCAAGTTGTGCTCTTGCAACTCCTATAAATTCTGTTGTAGAAACTTTCTCCCAACCACCAATTTTTTCTGGGTAAGCGTATCTAAATCTTACTTTGTCTCCATCTATCCATTTACCTTTGCTTGTAATATCGGTATTTTGTTTATCAAATCCCGGAGCAAATTGTATTTTATTATATGGCATTATAATCCTGTTGCTATGAAGAAATTAACTACAGTAAATGGTTGCATTAATGCGTTACTGAAATCGCTTCCAGAACCTATATTACTACCACTCTGCATACTTTCAAAACCTCCTGTAGCACCAAGACTTCTGGCTGATAATCCAGAACCCGAACCAGAGCCTATAGGTGTTCTACCTTGTAAGTCTGGTAAGTTAAATGTGGATGAACCATCACCAGTTCCGTATGTTGTAGATACAGCAGAAAACAAAGATGAGTATGTGCTTCTGCTAACTGCTTGACCATTACACAATAAATATCTTTTAGTAGAACTATCTGATTTAGTTGGTTCACTTGCGAATCCTGCTAATATAATACCTCCGGCAGGAACTGTATCTTTAACATCTTGTCCAGAACCAGAAAACAAATTACCGGTGATAGTAGATGATGCTGTGATTGCTCCTGTTACATCTAAGGCTACTGAGGGACTGCCATTTAAAATACCTACTCTATCGTTTCCGCCATCTACAAAAATAGCATTAGCGTTACCATTTGATTCAACTCTAAAGTCTACATCAGCAGAGCTTTCGTTTATTGTTACGTTACCTCCATCAAGGTTTACTGCTCCCGCAACATTTAAAGTTCCTTTACATACAAGATTGTTAATACCTGTAGCAAACACATCTTTTACAAATGTTCCGTTAGAATACATTAATGCATGAGAGCCTTGCTTTACTTCTGTTCCTGTTCCGGTATTTCCAGTGGTAGCAACTGTTAGAGTTTGACTACCTGCTGTATTATTAAATACAATGTAATTAGATTCAACAGTTGGTAATAAAACATTAATATCATCAGATAATGTGCCAGTAAATTCTAAAACTTTTTGTCTTGTTTCGTCTGCTGTTGCATTACTGTTTGTTAAAGTTACATCAGAAGAACCTGCTACACTTTTAGATGCATACCCGTTAATAGATTCATCTATTAAATCAAAGTTTGTATTTGTTTTATCACCCCAAGTGTTTGCATTTTCACCTGTTGCTTGTTTTTCTAATCGTAATCTTGTCGTAAATGTTGAAGCCATTCTACACTCCTAAATTAATTTTGTTTAAACCACTTATTGGAAAACTTTCAAACTCTACACAGTATGCTTCCATTTGTGTGTTTTTTTTATATGCCTCTGATTTAAGTTTAAAGCCTTCTTGTAACTCGTACTTTGCAAACTCGCAATCACCTTGAGTAGAATATATGTAACCATTATATTTTACTGATGGTGCATTTGGAAATGAAAACAAAACTAACATAAACCAAATCTTAACCATTATCCGCCTAATGGATTAGACGTAGATAATTTTAA